GGCTAACGGCGGGGGTTGGCGGCTAACGGCGGGGGTTGGCGGCTAACGGCGGGGGTTGGCGCTTCTGCAGGCGCTTTGACGGCGCCATCCGCCGCAGCCGAGATATTGCTAGTGCTGCGACATAACTGGTACAATCACAGAAGCGCCGTGGAAAGCGCAATAGGGGCGTTTGAGACAGTCTCCATCGGGGACGGCCTCGGATGCCGTTTCACACCCGCAATGGGTGCAGATGCCCCCGGTAATTTCCACACCGGGGCCGTCCACCGATGGGGATTGTTCTCAGTGCACTACTACAAGTTCCACCTGGGCGACTACGCAAGCCACACGGCGCATCTGACGCCGCTGGAGGACATTGCCTACCGTCGCCTGCTCGACCTCTACTACCAGCGCGAAGAACCGCCCAGCGGCTCGCCTGAGCAGATCTCCAGACTCATCAGGATGCGCGACCACGCCGATGTCGTCGCCGTCATCTTGCACGAGTTTTTCATCGAAGAGCCTGCCGGCCAGCCAGACAACCCGACGAGCGCATGGCGGCACAGGCGCTGCGACGACGAAATCGAGAGCACCAAGGACAAGAAAAAGAAGTCGTCAGAGGCCGGAAAGGCGTCTGCTGCTGTTCGTTCAACGGACGCTCAACGACCGTTCAACGACCGTTCAACGACCGTTCAACCACCCATTACCCATAACCCACTACCCATAACCCATAACCCACTACCCAAGACAAAAGAAGAAAGCACGCAACGCTCGTCGTCCAAGAACAACCGCAAAAGCGCTGCCGCTCTTGCGGTCATCGAACGCCCCGATGATGTCAGCGAAGCCACATGGGAGGGCTGGCAGGCGCTGCGCAAGGCCAAGAGAGCACCCATCACCGCAGGCGTCATCAGCACCCTACGGGCCGAGTCCATGAAGGCCAGCATCACGCTGGAGGCTGCGCTGCAAACCTGCTGCCTGCGAGGATGGGCAGGATTCAAGGCCGACTGGATGCAGGAGCGCAGGCAGTCAGCCAGCGAACGCGCAGCCGAGGCCGTCGCACGCCTCACCGGACAGCGCGACCACGAGCGCGGTATCACCTACATCGAGCATGACGATGAAATCTCATTCTGACTCGCCCACCCGCATCACCGACCGCCTCTTCCGCCGCTTCGCTGCGATCTGGGGTGTCCAGAAGATCGGCGCGATGTTCCCGGCCGATGACCTCGAAGTGCGATCGACATGGGAGCAGCAGCTACTACGCTTCCCGCTGCCCGTTGTCGGCCAGGCATTGCAGGCGCTCATCGACGCCGGCAGCGAATGGCCACCGACCCTCTCCGAGTTCATCGCCACCTGCAAGCAGTTCAACCACCAGGCGCACCAAGACGGCCCCGAAGCACTCCTGCCATTGAGCGTTACAGAATCGGCCGCAGCCGCGCAGATGCTCCAGTCCATCGCTCAGACCGTTGCCAAGCCTGCCGGCTTCGACTACCTGTCCTGGGCGCGGCGCCCGAAGTCAGCGCAAGCCGTGCGCCTGCTCCAGCGTGGTGCCAAGCACGAACCCCGCCTGCGCGAACTCCTGCGTCAGCATCTTGCGAACAACGGCGAAAACTGCCATGCTCCCGAAGCCGTCGATGAAATCCTCGCCATCAAGAGGTCCGGTCATGTGGCGCTTTGAGCTTTTCGTTGCCGAGAACCCGCACACCGGCGAGGATCGCTGGTTCTGGCAATTGATCGCCCCGAACTCGCGCCCAGTCGCCCGGTCATTCATCGGCTACGCGACCAAAGCACACGCGGCGCGCGCCGCGAAATCCATCCCGCTCGGCGCTCCGCACTGGATCGCTGGCCCGGAATAACTGCTGCCGAAATGAAGGACAAGCAAGCAAAGCACGGCAACAAGAGAGCGCCAAGGAAGTACGAGAACAAGGCAGAAATCTGCGACATGGTGCTCTCAGGAATGCGAAGCGGGCTGAGCGCGTTCAAGTCCTGCGAAGCGGCTGGTGTTCATCAAAGCACTTTCAATGTGTGGCTGAATCAGGATTCCGTGCTTGCCGCAGATTACGCGCGTGCGCGAGAAGATTTGATCGAGCGCATGGCCAACGAGGTTCTGGAGTTAAGCGATTCTGATGTCGGGCTTCAGCCTGATGGCAAGCGAGATTGGGCAGCAGTGCAAAAGCACAAGCTGCAAGTCGATACCAGAAAATGGCTGCTTTCCAAACTTGCGCCGAAGAAATACGGCGAGCGACTGGAGATTGCGGGTGACAAGGAAAACCCGCTGCACATGAAGCAGACATTCGACGCCAGTAAACTCCCGACCGAGGTGCTGGCGCAAATCATGGCGGCAAAAGATCATCAAGCTGACGCAAGCTGATTTGCTGGCAATCGAGCGGGAGCTTTGCAAGCGCAGCCTCGCCGAATTCGCAAAGCGCGCATGGCGAGTTCTGGAGCCTGCGGCCGAACTCAAGTGGGGATGGGCGCTGGATGCCATCTGCCTGCACTTGGAGGCCGTGACAAGGGGCGAGATCACTCGCCTTCTGATGAATGTTCCCCCAGGATCAATGAAATCGCTGCTGACCGGAGTCATCTGGCCAGCTTGGGAGTGGGGGCCGCGTGGATTGCCTGAGATGCGTTTCGTTGGCACGGCCCACGAGGAACAACTTGCTATCCGTGATAGCAGGCGCTGCCGAGACTTGATCAAGTCTGACTGGTATCAGGAACTGTGGCCTATTGAACTGCTGGCCGACCTGGACGGAAAACGCGAGTTCGGAAACACGAAGAAGGGCATTCGGCAAGCGCGAGCATTTACCTCAATGACTGGTGTTCGTGGTGATCGTGTAATTCTGGATGATCCGATCAGCGCGGACAATGCGAACAGCCAAGCGAAACTAGAAGCCGCGAAAATCGCATTCACTGAGACACTGCCAACCCGAATCAACTCAGACAAGTCGGCCATTGTCGTCATCATGCAGCGGTTGAACGAAAAGGACACCTCTGGAGTTATTCTGGAGATGGGTCTGCCGTATGTTCACCTTTGCATTCCGATGCGGTTTGAGCCGAAATACCGCAATGTCACCGCGATAGGATGGTCTGACCCACGGACGAAAGAGGGCGAGCTGATGTTTCCCGAGCGGTTCGGGGAAGAGCAGGTGCAGGAACTCGAAAAAACGCTCGGGACATATGGGGCGGCGGGGCAGTTACAGCAGCGACCAGCGCCTCGTGGTGGCGGAATCATCAACACTGGATGGTTTGCCTACTGGAGAGCCGTGCCTGCGCTGGAGTTCCGATTCATCACCGTGGACACTGCGCAAAAGACCGCAGAGCAGAACGATTGGTCTGTGATGCAGGCATGGGCGCGATCCAGCACCGGAACTGCGGTCAAGCTGGATCAGGTGCGCGGCAAGTGGGAGGCGCCGGAACTGCTGGTGCAGGCTAGGGCCTTCTGGCTGAAACACCTTGGCGACCAGCGACCGATGTGCCAAAAGGCAACGCTGCGCGGGATGTATGTCGAGGACAAGGTGTCCGGGACTGGCCTGATACAGACGCTGCGTAGGGAAGGAATCCCCGTGGTGCCGGTGCAGCGTAGCAAGGACAAGATCAGCCGCGGATACGATGCTGCGCCGTTCATTGAGTCTGGCAATGTCGCGCTGCCGCAGGACGCGCCGTGGCTGTCAGACTTCTTGGCCGAGGTGTCGAGCTTTCCAGCGGGAGCGCATGACGATCAGCTAGATCCGATGTTCGACGCGATCAACCTTGTGCAGCAGCTTCCTGCGGTCAAGATCAACGCCGCCAACCTGATGTTGCCCTCGGCGCACCGTTGGTGAGACAATCCGCCGCAAAAGGGGCTTGACAATGGCGCGACTTTCCAATGAGCAACGGCTGGCGAACATCCACGCGGAGATGATGGCCGAGTTCGACGCGATCCAGTCGGCCGTGCGCGATGACCGCCTGCAATGCCTGCAAGACCGGCGCTTCTACAGCATCGCGGGCGCGCAGTGGGAAGGGCCGCTGGGCGAGGCGTTCGAGAACAAGCCGAAATTCGAGGTCAACAAGATCGCGCTCGCGGTCATCCGCATCATCAACGAGTATCGGAACAACCGAATCGCGGTGGACTTCCTGTCGAAAGAAGGCCGCGAGAAAGACGCACTGGCCGAGACTTGCACCGGCCTCATGCGGGCTGACGAGCAGGACAGCACCGCCGACGAAGCGTATGACAACGCCTTTGAGGAGGCGGTCGGTGGCGGTTTCGGCGCGTTCCGCCTGCGGACCGTGTATGTCGATGAGGAGGACGACGAGGACGAGCGGCAGCGCATCGTGTTCGAGCCGATCTATGACGCCGACAGCAGCGTGTTTTTCGACTTGCAAGCCAAGCGCCAGGACAAGGCAGACGCCAAGCGGTGCTTCGTGCTGTCGTCGATGACCCGCGAAGCCTACCGGGCCGAATACAACGACGATCCTGCAAGCTGGCCGAAGGAGATCCACCAGTACGAGTACGACTGGCTCACGCCGGATGTGGTCTATGTCGCCGAGTATTACCGAGTCGAGGAGGTGCGCGAACTGGTCCGCATCTTCCAGACGCTCGACGGCGAGGAGGAGCGCTACCCGCAGGAAGCGTTCGACGCCGACCCCGATCTCGAGGCTCAACTGGCCGGCATCGGCACCCGCGAGGTGAGGCAGAAGCGCGTTCGGCGGCGCAAGGTTCGCAAGTACATCGCCAGCGGTCGGCGCATCCTTGAGGACTGCGGCTACATCGCCGGCAACTGCATCCCGATCATTCCGGTCTACGGCAAGCGCTGGTTCATCGACAATATCGAGCGGTGCATGGGTCATGTGCGGCTGGCGAAGGACGCGCAGCGCCTGGCCAATATGCAGCGCAGCAAGCTCGGCGAGATCAGCGCACTGTCAAGCGTCGAGAAGCCGATCCTCCTGCCAGAGCAGGTTGCCGGCCATCAGGTGATGTGGAGCGAGGACAACCTCCGCAACTACCCGTATTTGCTCATCAATCCGATTACCGACGCTGCTGGCCAGACGAGCGTGAGCGGCCCGGTGGGCTACACGAAGCCTCCGGTGGTCCCTCCCGCGCTGGCCGCGCTGTTGCAGATCAGCGAGACGGACCTGAAAGACCTGACCGGCGATCAGGCGCAAGCGGACAAGATGGTCTCTGGTATCTCTGGCAAGGCCGTCGAGATGATCCAGAGTCGCATTGACGGGCAGGCGTTCATCTACATGGACAACTTTGCGAAGGCCCGCAGGCGCGGCGGCGAGGTCTGGCTCTCGATGGCGCGAGATACCTATGTCGAGTCTGGCCGGCGGATGAAGGCCATCGGTGCGCAGGATCAGATGCAGTCGGTCGAACTGCTGCGGCCGGTGATGACGCAGGAAGGAGGCATCGAGGTCGAGAATGACCTGTCCAGGGCGTCTTACGATGTCGTTGCCACGGTCGGTCCTGCGAGCAGCAGCAAGCGTGCCGCGACCGTGCGGGCGCTCACCGGCATGATGGCGATCACCAACGACCCGCAGACGCAGCAGGTGTTGCAGGGCATGGCGATGATGAACATGGAAGGCGAGGGCATCTCGGATGTCCGCGACTACTTCCGCAAGCGACTCGTCCAGATGGGCGTGATCAAGCCGACCGATGAGGAAGCCGCGCAGATGGCGGCAGCAGCGCAGGGTCAGCAAGACCCGCAGGCGGTGTTCCTGCAAGCCGCAGCCGAGGAGGCAATCGCCAAGGCCGCGAAGGCTCGCGCCGACACCGTGGCGACCGTGGCTGACGCGGAACTGACGCGGGCAAAGACCGTCGAGACGCTGAGCAAGGTCGATGTCGAGGAGACGCGGCAGACGCTGGACATCCTCGACAAGCTGGGCCAGCCGCAGACGCCAGCGCGGCCGGTGCTCTGATGGCTGAGCCGACGATTCTAGGTGCGCTGCGTGACCCGCAGTTTCGTCGGCAGATATGGCAGGGCGCAATGGACGCAGCATATCGCGGCGGCATTGGCAATCTCGTCGGGTTTCCGGTGGATATGGCGTCTGCTGTCATGCGTCCCATGGGATACGCTGTGGAAAAGCCCGTTGGCGGATCAGCTTGGCTTGGTGATCAGATGCAGCGCATCGGCCTCGTGAGTGAGGCGCGAAACCCGGAGGCCGAGTTCATGGCGTCTGTGCTGTTCGCCAACCCGAGGGCGCTCGGAGAATCCGCGTTCAAGATCGAGCAGGGACTGCTGCGAGCAATGCAGCGGTGAGCGGCGACCGCCAGGCCGCGTGAACTGGCGAGACGAAGGGCATCATGAGCACCGAACAGATCGAGCAGGAAGAGCAGGAAGTCGAGCAGGAAGAGCAGCAGCTTGAGCAGCCCGAGGCGCAGGCCGAGGAGCAGCCGGCCGAGCAGGAGGCCGATGAGGTTGTCGTCACGATTGGCGACGAGCCGCCGGTCGAGGAGGAGTCTCGTGCGCCTGAGTGGGTGCGTGAACTGCGCGTGCAGCAGCGCGAGTTGCAGCGCGAGAACCGCGAACTGCGCCAGCGCCTACAGACTTCGCAACCTGCGGCCGCGCCTGCGCTCGGTGCCAAGCCTACGCTGGAGGGCTGCGACTACGACACCGAGGTGTTCGAGCGCCGGCTGACCGAGTGGCATGACAAGCGGCGCGAAGTGGAGTCGGCGCAGGCCAAGGCGCAGCAGGCTCAGGAGGAGCAGCAGCGGGCGTGGATGGCCAAGCTCAGCAGCTACCAGCAGGCCCGCGCCGCGCTGAAGGTGCGCGACTTCGACGACGCCGAGGCGGTGGTCGAGCAGACGCTCAATGTCACGCAGCAGGGCGTGATCCTGTCCGGTGCCGAGCAGCCCGAACTGGTGATCTACGCGCTGGGCAAGAACCCGAAGAAGGCCAAGGAACTCGGCGCGATTGCCGACCCGGTGAAGTTCGCATTCGCTGTGGCGAAACTGGAGGCTCAATTGAAAGTGCAAGGACGCAAGAGTCCGCCGCCACCTGAGAAGGTGGTGAGCGGCACTGGCCCGGTGTCTGGCGCGGTGGATTCGACGCTGGAGCGGCTGCGCGAGGAAGCGGCCAGGACTGGCGACATGAGCAAAGTGCTTGCGTACAAGCGCAGCAAGAAGGCGTGAAGCCTAAGTGGCTGAACAGGCGCATTGCCGCGCCTGGACCTTACTTGATGCTGTGTTTGTCAGAAGTTGAGTACGAACATGCAATGGCGCACTTAAAGTGCAAACATTATGGGCCGTGGGTATCAACACCGCAGGCAGACGCCACCGCACATCACCTGAACAACGCTGACGGAAGTTTGTGTTGTGTCGTTTGTTTGCGCGGGCATGAAGGCAGAAATCCAATTGAAGTGGCTGGACTGCTGATCCATGAAGCAGTGCATATCTGGCAGGAATACTGTTGCTTTTATGGTGAAGAGACGCCGGGGCGCGAGCAAGAGGCATACGCTATTCAGGCGATTGCACAAGAATTGATGGCCGAGTTTTCTCGTCGAATGGAAAAGAAAGGATAGGAATGGACATCGAACAAGAGATTCAAGCCAAGGGCCTTACCGCGCCGCGCATCACGCCGGCCGACCTCGAGGCGAACATCGTCAGTGAGCACTACTTCACAGCAGAAGAGGGGGTGCAAGGTGCGCTCGCCCGCACCGACCCTGAACTGGGGATGGAGAGCCCCACTCTCGCGCTGCTGACCTTCTGCGTCCTCGTGCTGCGCAACGGCTTCACCGTGACCGGTGAGTCGGCCTGCGCCAGCCCGGAGAACTTCGATGCCGACCTGGGTCGCAAAATCGCGCGGGCCAACGCCGTGAACAAGGTATGGCCGCTGATGGGCTACGAGCTGCGCAGCCGTCTCTCCAAGGGGGAAGCATGAGCGCCAACGACAAGCAAGTGGCAGGCGACCACTACCGCGCCATCGGCAAAGACATGCAGCACTGG